TAATTGGTGTTCGGCACGAGTCATCTTAGTAGCTGTGGGACGAACACGGGTTGCATCAATAACCCGATCATGGTAATCATTAGATCTCTTGGCTGAGTGTTCTGAATGATGTTGTGTACTAGTGTTGCTAGGCCGTTTGTTGCTGGCTCGCTTGGCAACAGATTTAGCTGCTTCACGCTTTTCACTGTAGGCAATGGCCACAGCTTGCTTTTCGGGCTTACCGGCCTCACGCTCACGGGCAATGTTTTCGCCGAAAGCCTTTTTGGAAGTTGATTTGATTAATGGCATAATAAGTTTATTTAGCTCTCGTAAATCCTAGTTGGCAAGTCCGGGGAAGCGTCTACCCTTTGTTCTAGCGTCTAAACTAACACTTGAGTCGGGATTCAATTGATCAGTGATACGGGCTGAGCTTTGGCGGCCGCCTGTATGTGTTGCTTTTGGTGGTTTAGGTTTTTCTCCACGAGTCAAACCCATAGTTGCGGCAATGTTTTTATGATATTCGTCTGATCGTTTTTGAGCATGGCTCGAATGTGGTACTATGCTACCCAACTGTGATACGGGTTCTCGAGGTGTCCGGGTTGCCGTAACCTTTCGACCCTTAGGCTGTTTATTCAATACCGCTTCTGGCATTGTGTTTAATCCTCGGATGCGACCTATGGGTTTAATTGGCATATATGTTAGTAAGTGCTTACTTACTTCCTTGTTTAGATATGGCGGCCAAGGCCTGCAACGCTTCTGAAAAGGCTGTTTGTTTAGCCTCAACAGCGTCGGGACCTTCCGTGACTTCAATGTGTTGACGATCGCTAACAATCTTATTAAGGAATGCACGATCATAGTTTTCTACTCTAGCCCAGTCTGATCTATTGATAGCACTTGAGTAGTTGATGGCCAATCGGCGTGTGAAAGGCATGTGTGTCTCTAATTCAATGTCGTCAAGGAGGTCTTCAAGATTGATCTTGTTACCTGAACCCTTTGGTCGACCCGCACCTGGGCGTGCTCCACCATGGCCATTTGAGTTAGAAGTTTTCTTTTGTGTTGGCATAACTTTATTTATGGTTTGAAAAGTTGATAGATTTTCAAGTTCTCGCCCATTTTTATGATTAACACAGAAAAATGCCCAGATTGTCTGTCTAAGGAACCAACCTGGGCCAAAACTTAAATACCTTAGGAGAATTTGGGTTTTAAAGAAATTTTTCTGCTACACGCCAACCAATTTTAAAGGCTACTACAATGGCTGTGGCTATGACCGCGCAATACGCAACAAAACCCACAATACTCACTGTGGCTGCCGCAAGCATATAAAATAACAATTCCGATCCTGACATTTTGTTCTTCCTGTTGTGTAGTGTATATATGTATTATACACATAGGGCCATTGTTGGTCTGTCGTTTTTTAACAACATTTAGTTAAAAGCACAATTTAACCATTTTGTTTTAGTATGCGCCAAATTAATTCTGATCCAAATTCTGGATTGACTCTACTGTATTCTAATTCAAAGGCTGCCAATATAGCTGCACGATCTTGATCTACTGCTTGTACAGCTTCAATGGCTGGTTCATTATAATTATGTGATCCAAAGTAGTATAGGTCTGCGGCTATTTCTGCTTGTAGTTGGCCGATGGTTTGATAGTCTACAGGAGTTAGTTGTACAATAGGTAATCTATTAAGTGCAAGATCTGCTAGTTTTACCGCTAGTCTTTGACGATCTTCTGTGGGACGAGTCATTAGATACATGGCTAATCTTCCAGCTGCGGCTGCAGGGTATTCTATTTCTACTTTATTCATCGCTAGTGGTTATTTGTCCGGCCCGAGAATTAGCAATATATTCTCTTATGCGCTCTTCGGCTTGGTAAGGATTATACTTTTGTGCTCGGCGTGGTTCTATAGGTCTATCAGTTAGACTACCTGTGCATTGATGGCTATATCTAATAGTTTGTCTTGATAGTTGGCGACCACAACCTGGGCAGGGCATAACTCCTACTCGGACTAGGTGTTCACCACGGCGTTCAGCGGCTTCGCGTAGTTCTGTTACTTGTTCTACACGCCACCAGTAGTATTCATTTACTACTCTAAGCCCGGGAAATGTTCGTTGATAGATAGTAATTAACATCCTGTATTTAATGGAGATTATTTTTGACACAACTGATTTTTTCTGTTATAAATATACATGTAGCCACTTTCTTTAGTTGATTGCCATTAACTTCCTGTTATCGGCTACACTACACCCCAGGTTCGGTCATGATTCCTGGGGTGTTTTCTATCGGTAAAACAGTTGATTAAATACAGGGTTTGGTGGACTATCTTCTACCAAATCTATTTGAAAAGCTGGGTTTGCTTCAAATAGTCTATTCCAGCGTCCCAACATGCCACTAGGCAAATCTCGTTCATGATCAAATTGATCCAACATGTCTGTCATAATGTCTAGTGCTGAGTAATTAGGCTGCCGATTAGTTCTTGGAAATCCTGGCAAGGGCAATTCTAAATCTACTACGAGGCCTTGATCACGGGCAGCTGTGATGACCTGTTCCATGACTGATCTTATGTGCTCATCTAGGCGTGTGTATTCTGTACGGCTTTGTTTGTAGTAGTCCGTGGCATACTTAACGCCTGGCCTAGGCTGCATGTGTTTTACTGTTTTATATTTAAATTCAGCCATTTTGGATCTCCTGTTGTACTCGTTGACGATTTCGTTGTTGTTGTGCGATCGCTTGCTGTTGTTGCTTGAGATTCATCTCTTGAAACTTGCGCTGTTCTTGTAGGTGAATTCGTTCTAGTGTTGCTAATACGGGTTCTTTTGGCATTGGTATTCCTTTCCATGTTTTGCTAGTATATTTATTTATCATTATAATGTCAACTTGCGAAATTACCATTCAGAGTTATTGGCTAGTTGAGATATCTCTACGAGATATGTCCATTCAATAAATCCTATTTCGCTTGCGCTCATGGATTTCTTTCTGGACTTGCCTTTAAAAATTAATTGTTCTGGACCAATAACACAGATGCCAAGAGATGCGACGCCAGTCGCATTTGGCACTGGGTTGGGTCAACTGCGTTAGCGGTTTGACCCTTGCATTACATAACAAATTGAGATCATCATTTAGCAACACGCAAAACGGATTTGCGGTTGCCAGCAAGCGATGGTTTATCATGTTTATGTCCTTGGCTGCTTGTGCCTCGTTATTTGATAATTTGATACCTTGCGTCGTTGTATTAAATGTTTCCATCCCTGCCTTTGGGCGCCACCGCATTAAACCTTAGGCTTTCCAGCCATAGTAAAAGTATTATCAAATAATCGTAATATTATCTATTACGGACGGGTCGTGTTTTAACCCCCTTAAATGAGCCATAATCTTCGGGAGCCATAATGAATTTTAATTTTGTGAGTTCGTCTCTGCTGAGCCATTTGATGTGTTTGTTACATTTTTTACAACGCAGGCTAGCAATGTTATGCGCCACAGGTGTGGTGTCTACAATCATTTCATGATTGCTGTGTTTTCTAAGACTGCGTTGATCTAATTTCATTTAATGCTTTCTAGTTAGTTTTTAGAAGTGTTCCGTTGTCGCCCAATACGGAACAAGATTGGTCTAGGGCACTAACTAGATCTACATTGCATAGAAAAGAATAAGCCCTGCGTATAATATTTAGTATACTACAAAAATAAGCCTAGGAAAAGGTGTTCTTTTGATCAATTTTACCAAAACGATCTAGATACTCTTGTTCTCTTGGACTAATGCATTTATACCGCTCTAGTTTGTCTTTTATTTTAGCTAGTGTGGTCGCAGTATCAGCCCGATCATTCAGGGGCCAAACCGTGGTGATTTGTGGTAGTTTGAGAGCCTTAAACATACATTTATTTACTGTTTTCATGCCAAAAGGAACCGGTTAAATACTAAGGTTGATCGTTAATGCACCAGCCAAGGATGCCGTGGACGCAATTTTGTGCATTTCTACCACAAGGCCAAATTGGGATCAACCAACTAATGGACGACCATCTGGTCCAGCCAATATAGTGCGAGTGTTAGCACCTTCACGCATGGCAATGGCCTGTTGTGCCAAAACTCGATATTCTTCTGTAATTTCACCATCGCGAATAAATCCACGCAAGATCATATTAACCAAACTAAAAATATCCTGTTCTGTTTGTCCTTCTGATTCTAGTGCCAATACCACATCTTCTAATACATGTACTAAACTTTTATGTTCCATTGTTATTCCTTATCTATCCATCGAAAAATACTTTTTACATACCAACGCTGTCTTGCAACTTGTGTTCTAGTCCAGTTATACTTTTTTTGAATTTCTTCAGTGGGTGCAGAACGGATAAAACGAATTTCATCTTCAGTGTATTTGTATTTGCGATTTTGTTTGTAAAATACACCAGCTCGTTTTTCGCTGCCATTGTTTAACATGCGACCATTGGCTATAGCTGTTTGATTGCGTAGACGCAAATCGCCAATTTCAATGTGATCTGGATTTTGACATTTTGGATTGCTACACTTGTGTACGACAGCTTCTGAACTAGCTAGTCCGCGACCTGCTTTAATGCGGCCTAACACACGATGTGCTACAACCATAATGCGTTTGTCATCGGCTTTGCGAACAGCGCCAATCATACCATATCCTTGACGGTGCCAAGGACCTAGCCAATTTAAACAACCATTGGCATCGGGGCTATCAGTTATTTTTTTATAATACCCATCTAGATTTACCAGTATGTCACCCAAATCTGTGTAAAGGTGGTATCGTCTTGTTTGTGTCATTTCAGTTCCTTATTATGAATCTAAATATATTTATTGTAGTTTAATAGTATAAATAAAATAAAGCAAGGAATTGAAATGTCAAAATATACCTATACTGAATCTGATCCATGGATTTGGACTCAGCCCGAACATCGTGATGTGCCCGAAATCGTTGAACTTAGCGATAGAGTAGATGTCATAGACATTGCGGGCATCTTTACCAAAAATCCCACACGCTTACATTATTATCTACATAAGAATATCATTGATAGAACTTATGGAGTAGAACAAGTACAATTAACAATGGCAAGGCATCGCGAGACCAATCAAGTTGTTGCTTGGAGTTATTTAGAGCGTGGCAAGTTTATGACCTATGCTGAAGAAGAAATGGCCTTTGCTGAAAATTGCACAGTGGATACAGACTTACCAGCAAGAGATCGTGTAAAATTAACAGCACAAATAATAGAAATTTGGATAGCATGGTGCCATCTAAAAGGTGTGCCTGTATTGGTCAGCAATACATTTAGGCACAAGCAATCAGGTTTTATGCGCTTGCATGAGCAAGCAGGATTTGAAGTAAGAGGAAGTGTTGCATACAAAAGAATAGGAGATTAATATGCGAGCAATTGGAAAGAATATTATAGTTAGTCGGCAGGAACCAGAAACAACTACATCTGGTGGAATCATTTATACAGATAACAGTCGAGCTACACAAGCTACTGTTGTTGCTGTTGGTGATGAAGTCGCTAGTGTCGCCGTTGGTGAACAATTAATCATTAACTGGTCAGCAGCCAATCCAGTTAAATTGGATTCAGATACAGTTTATATTGTCAACATTGATCAAGTATTTGCGGTGGTATAATATGAGCAAATATCGTATAACTTATCCCGAACGCGGTGCCGATATTCAATTGCCAGGAATGGAAATTGTCACTGATGATAGACTAGACAACCGTATTGAAATTTATATTTTAAGTGCTGAAGGCGAACGCATTGAAGGCGGCACCTTTAATTTAGATCATTTTATGTCAGTAGTTAGAAAGTTTTACGACGATAATTATTGATTACTTTAAAATGAAGTGGGTGATTATACCTAGAAGTGTTAAAATAATAACACCGGCCCACTTCAAATATGTATCACTTGTTTTACTACCTAAACTAACAATGCTGTCTTTAATATCAACAATGTGATTTTCTAATCGATCAAGTCTATGATCAACAAAGTCTAATTTGTTAATTAGTTGTTGGTAGCGTTGAGCACACAATTTAGTATGCAATTCTAAATTAGTTGCTTCTTCTTCTAAAGGAAGAATAATCTGATTATCAGTCACGGCGTGGATGTCTTCCTGGAATGTCTAAAGTGGCTTCTAATTTCCAACAAAATGCAGCAATTTTTTGAATGTGGTCAGCGGCCATATTTGAAACATCAGGGTAACGCATATCTTGTCCTGCATCATCCATTTCGTGATACACTTCAATTAGTTCATACAAATCATCTAAAACATCTTGTAATAGTGTATCGGCATCAGGCATAGGCATATTGTCTTGTACCTTACTTGTAGCTAAAACCATGTTTAAAGTTTCTGGAATATGTCCTACACCACAGGCTTGTATTTCTTCACCTAACACATCAATATTATCTTGCAAATATTTGTAGATATGTTTTAACAATTTGTGATCTTGATAAAAATTGCGACCACGAATATTCATATGTGCTGCATGTGCTTTGTAATAAGCCACAAAGTTAGTGGCAAATACTCGTTCTAATACTGTGTATAATTCATCTAATGTCATTTCTATTCCTTATTGTTGTGGTCTATCGTAATAGCTAGTCCAGTGACCTTGCAAAGGATTAGCAGGATGCCAACCTTGTGCTCGTTTTTCTGCTTCAGCTCGTTGTAGTATAGCACGCTCAGCATCTGTTGTATAGAACAAATCTTTGGCCATCATTGCTGGTAAGAATGCTTTGCTAATACCTTGTGCCATAGGAGCAGCCTTTTGTAATACTGGAGCAACCTTTTGTGCAACTGAACCATATTTTTGTGCAATATTTTCTAAGAAAGTACCGGCTTGTTGCTGTGCTTGTGGTACACTAGTTGCTGGCACAGTTGGAGCTGGTGTTGGAGGTGCCATAGATGGACTATAAGGAGCTCTTAATGCTTCCATTGTTTGTCCCGGATTGCCTGGAGTTACAGTAGGCACACCAGTACCTGGTCTAGGACCGGCACCAACATTTTGTGGTACAACAATACCGCTAGGAGGTGCGCTAGGAGGAACATTAGGAACACCACGATAGGATTCGCCTAGCTTTCTAAATATCTCAGGACCATATTTTTTTGCCGCCAAACCACCAGCACCAAGTTCTAATCCAAGTTCTAATGTTGGTTTAACAATATCCCATGCTTCGTGTCCAACGGAACCAACCGCAGGAATCATTGGTGTTAACCAATCGGTAGCATGTTCTTCATGATATGTAGGCATGTTTTGTGTAACAGCTGGAATTTCTTCGCTGGCCACAGGAGCACCTGTTGTACCAGTACTAGTAGGAGTTCCACCTTCGTGTGCACCAAAAGCAGCAATATCTTCATCACTATAACCTTTTGATTTTAGAAGCTGTTGTTCTTGTTCGTTCATCTTATCTTCCTAAATCTATTTTCATTTTAGCAATCTTAGCGGCTTGTTTAGCTTGATCTGTTCCAAAATTCCATGTATGATTTTGTGGATTGTATTCTGGAGTTGGATATACTTTATAGGAATGCATTACTGTATCAACATATTTGCGATAAGCAATGTCATTACTACTGGTAGGAACTTTGTCAATACCTTGATCTTTTAATTTGCTATTGATCCATTTTAATCTAGCTTCTAACACAGTATCGTATTGCTTCTTGCGTACATCTTGTTCTTGATTCCAAGATTGTAAACCTGTAGCTGTTGTAATACCATTGCGTGTTACATAATCACCTTTGGCACGAGCTAGGTCACCAATAAACTGTTCACGACTGTTGTTGTCAAACACAGCCGCTGGAGTGCTCTTAGCGATATCAGCTAACAAACCACTCTTGGCAAATGAGAATTCGCCTTGTGTAATACGCTGAATACCTGGCAAGTTTTGTTTAATCAATGGACCATTAACACGAGCTTGTTCAGCATCATATTGATTTAAGGCATCCAATGTTCTTGGATCACTAATACCAATTTTCTTAAGTGCTACGCCCAATGCTTGACGACTATTTTCTGTGCCATGTTCACCAGTGCCGCCGGCACCATACATAACTAAGTTTCTTAATTCATCGTAACCAACACCAGTACCAGTCATTAAACCAATAATTTCTGGATTAGTTTCTAATATGCGTTGTTGATGTTTCTTAGTGTCAACAATGGTTGCACCTTGTATAGCACCATTACGAATTTCTGGAGCTTCTTTTGTAGAGAATTCTTTAACATTGGCCACACGAGATTCTGGTGTTTCAGCAACTCGAGCAGCTGGGGCAATATAACCTGGATCTTGCGCTTGTGCAGCGGTCGGTGCTGGTTGTGCTTGTGGCGCTGGTTGTACAGCAGGTCTTGCTACACTAGGTTGTACACTAGGTTGTACAGTTGGAGTAGTTCCACCTGGAATTGGAGCAGCACCAGGTTGTGTTACAGGAGCTGTACCACCAGCAGGAGTAACAGCCGGAGCAGGTGTTGTAACAATACCAGCATTTGGACGACCAACTCCCATAGGAACTGTACCACCTTGTGCGTAAATGTCTTTACCTTGTGCAGCACCAAATGCTCTTGGAGCAGCGGCTGCAATACCAATGTTAGCTTTGTTTTGTGCAATTTGAGTTTGTGTTTCAACACGCAATGGCGTTGGTGTACCTTCACCTCTCCATACTTGGCCTGTTTTGCTATCAACAAATTCGCTAGCACCTGTAATGCTATTGGTTCTTGAACGAACCAATTCACCTGTTGGTGTTTTATAAACTTCAGCACCATAATTGTATTGGTGTGTACCCAATGGAGTACTTGTAGCATTTAGTTTGGCTAATTGTGCTTCATCGGCTTGTTGACCATTTGCATTCCAGGCACGAGTAATTGCGCCTAAACCATTTTTCTCAATAGTGTAATGTTCGGAACCTAAAATGGCTTGACCAAAACTGTTAACACCTAATTTTTGTTGTTCATTCTTGCTTAGTTCATGTAGACCTAGGCCTTGGAATAAAATTGCTTTGATGTAGCTACCTTCAGCATCATTCTTGCGAATATCACGCATGACTGTGTTTTGTGCTTTGGTATCACCTTGTAACATACGCTTGACTAACTCATTGGCTTCTTGGCGTCTTAAAGTATTATTATCAATTTGATAAGCTGTAGAACTAGCTACCTTACGAATTTCTTCTGGCACCGCTGGATTACCAGCAATAGCATGTAACTTAGTTGGATCACCATCAGTAGTTTGTAATTGTGTACTCCAATCAGGAACTGGCTGTTTTAATGCAGCAGGTTGTGGTTGTGCCTGTGGTTGTGGTTGTGCTTGTGGTGCAGGTTGCACTGGTGGCACAGCATTGTTTAAGGCTGTAGTAATTGGAGGAGTACCAACATCAGTTGCTGTTGGACCTTGTGCTAACATAGCGCCGGCATTAGGTACAGGTTGAGCCGAAGGCGCAATGGGACCAGCCGCAGGTGCCATAGCAGGCAATGGTGTTGGTTGTATATTTGGTGTTGCAATAGGACCACCTACTTGTACAGGAGCAGGTTGCTCAGTAGGAATAGGTTGAGTCGGAGGCGCAACTGGACCAGCCTGTGTAGGCATTGGCATACCACCTTGTGGTACCGGAGTTGGTGCAGGACCAGCATTGTATTGATATGCATTAGTTGGTGGAGCAACAGGAGCGGCTATAGGTGCTGGCGCATTAGTAGTTGTACCACTAGTAGCACCACCCAACATAATATTACCAGCATTATCTGGATTTTTGTATGCGTCGTATAAAGTACTGTAATCAATAGCCATTTTATCGTCCTTGGCCGATTTGAATCATCTCGATCCCTAGCATGTTATAATCAACTGTTAACATTCCATCTTTGCGAACATGAATAGCTTCTGGCATATATTTCTGAACATCTTGTGCCATAACACCACGGAAGCGTTCTGGTTTACCAAGATAATTAAATTCATAGATCTTGTGACCATTTGTTTCGCCAACATAAACAATTTCTTCTTTGGCACGAATATCTGACAAGCTAGGTAACAAATTGATACCAGCATTTTGTGTAGTTGTTGTTTGTGCTTGTGTTCCAGCAAAGTTTGGATTGTAACTTGTACTTGGAGTACCAAACAATACACCAGCATATTGATTGTACAATGCTTGTGGTGCCATACTTGCTGTTAATTGTTGACCAGCGGCTGTTTGTGCTTGACTCAAACCAGTTTGTCCTAAAGCGGCTAGATTTTGTCCAGCGCCGGCTTGTTGTTGTGCAATATTGTTTAATACCTGTGCGGCAGCCTGTTGTTGTGCGGCCTGTGTTGCGCCAGCTGTTTGTTGTTGCGCCAATGCTGAACGAGCTGAACCTAATTGATTAGCTCCACCAAACTGTGCTTGTTGTTGTGCAATGTTTTGTGCATATTGCGCTTCACCTGGTGCTAATGCAGCTTGCATTTCAGCCTGTTGATAAGCAGGACTAGCAATATTTTGTAGTGCATTTACACCTGAAGTCAATGCAGATTCACCAGTTGATCCAAGTACATTTTGTGCTTGGTTAGCTGTACCGGCTAAATTCTGTGCGGCATTAGTTACACCAGGAGCTTCCTGGTTGTATAAATTTGTTGCGCCCTGTACAGCGGTAGCATAACTTGGAGCAATTTGGCTTGTAAACAAACCAGTCTGCGCCGCAATCATAGCATTTTGCTGTGGACTTAATGTTGGAATTGAGGTACTTGTTCCGCCCGATTTACTTGCCATATAATTCTCCGATTTTATTCATATAGTGTATTTAACCTTTGTTATCAACTACCGAACGATGATGCTGTTGCTTGTAGTTGTGCTGCCAATGCGCTTGGACTTATACTAGCAACTTGTCCAGCTGGTGTATTTGTACCAGGAGCACCTGTAGTAGTTTGATTAGTTCCTGTTGTTGCTAATTGTTGTGGTGTAGCAACATAATTTAAAGTTTTACCAAATTGGCTACCTTGACCAACTCCTGTAGTCATTTGTTGTTGTGTATTTGGTCCATATGCCTGTGTAAATCCTGCTACAGGAGGTGCGGCTGTATTCATCTGAACTGTAT